TAAGTTCGTTAGGGTTGGATAAGCAATGTGAAGTTGCTCAAGGCGTGATTGACTCAATCCGTCCTTTTGTGCTTCCGGGGGTTCCCCATACGGGTCAAAGAACTCAATGCCGTCACGCTTCTTAATCAGTGCTGTCCAATGACCAACTGTCGGTGCTGCGTTAGGAAATAAAAGAATTGCGCGTCCCTTGGCATCAAACAATTGGTCTGCGCTGCTTAACGATTCCAATTGTGGGTAGTTCCAAATTTTTATATCATTGCCAAGTAGTTTTTTGATATCATCGTCGCCTAATGGATATTGCTTGACTTTTGCTATTCCTCCGCGCTCCATTCTACTATGTTATTTTTTATTTGACCATTAAAGAATGAGTTTTGGGTATCCAGTTTGGTCTCCTTTTACTACCTACAACGGTGGTGATGCTGTTGGTTACAATGGGCTCGCTTATGTTGCGAATGCGATTGTAAGTGGTACCGCCCCCCTTCCGGCAAACGCATTTTGGTCGTTAATAACGCCAACTGGTGGTGGTGGGGGTGGCGGTGATGTGACTCAATGGTCTACATATCCAGCCGTAAGCGATGTTACAATTGCTACCTACAATATCACTGATGTAGCACGGACGGACACCGGCATTGTTAGAGTCGGAACAATTGACCCAGAATTAGGCGGTACCTTTGTGAATGTGAGTGTTGATTTGAGTGGCGCGAGCAACTTAACTGCGCTCGGAGATGTGATTTCAGCATTTAGCACTTCAAACAATAGTTTGAATAATGTTTGTGACCGTGCCGCTGGAATAGTATCTTATAATCCCGGCAGCCGTCTGACGACTTTTGAAAACGCAACTCCCCCTTTTATTGCCGGTCAAGGCTTACAAGTCAATGGGAATGTGAGCGCTTTGTTTGATGTCACTTCACTGAATGGAACTTATAGTCTAACAACACTCGGAAGATTGTTGCCGGGTCTGTTGGCTAAATTAGACAGCGTGATGGTCGGTACTGTAATTCCCACAACTGTCACTTACAGTTCTGTAACGACACCAAGCAGTTGGGTACCAGACCAATCGCCTCCAGAAGCCGGTGGAATAAATAACGGCTGGCGATTTACAAAGACTGCCGGTGGCGGTGGTGGCACCAAAAAGATGAATTGGTATCCTTACAACCCAATTTATGGTCAGACGGTTCCTTACTCTCTTCCAGTTGGAAGCAACTTCCTAAAAAATCAGTTGGAAGCACTTTGGATTGTAATAACTCCCACAATAAGCATAAATGTCCAAGGTGTGATTTTCTTCAATATCTATACATATGATTACAGTAGTCCTCCTACGCCTCCAGCAACATTCAACAATCGCTGGGATTACTGCTGTAATAACTTAGCATTGCCTTTAACAACCGGTGGCTTAACTCTCCAAAGCGGATTCAAGTATTTGTTGTGCTGTGTGGATGCTGATAAGATTGTTGCTACACCCGGCGCATTAACCACAATTACAAATTGTAATGGACAATTTCCTTCTCAAACTCAAACTACTAAATTACGAGACCCTATTGATGTCCATACTGATATTCCACACATTACAATGACCGCTGTTGCTTTGACAACTGGAACTGACCCTTCCCCGCCTTCCGACCCGTCTCAAGTTTATGTAAGTCAATTTGCCATTTCAACCACCAGCAGCAATGTTGCTGCTGGACTTGACTTCACCATTCACTCAATTGGATACCGAGCGAATGGAAACAGTGTTGAATATAATTTGGTATATCCTTGATTTCAAACAATTTGTTTAGCCTTAATATATAATGAGCGTTTCCCAGATTCTTGCGAGCAGTCCGGCGGGCATTGTTGTCCCGTCGGTAAGTACATCTACGATTACGGCGACTGGAAATATTGTTAACATTGTAAGTACTGCGGCACCCGGTGCGAATATTGGGCTGACTCATAACGATATTGGGGAAGTTCGCATTCAGCCACAAAATTCCCCACCGGCTGCTGCTGGCGGTGGTGCTGATTTGGTTCTATTTTCCAAAAGCGCACTTAATACCTCATTTGAACATTATGTTACTGGAACAACCGGTGGGGGTCTAACAGCAGACGAATACACACTATGGGGCTATGGCACAAATCAAGGAAAGCCATATTTTAGGTGTCCTCCTCCGGCAAGTACTAGTAGCACTGGTGTATTTTACATTAACGGTGGATGGTTAGACCCTACTCGCCGTGGTACAATCGTTGGTACCGGAGCGGCTCAAATCGTTGCTGTAAATTCAATTCTCGCTGGTTCCATTATTGATTTGATTCCGGTTGCTGGTGCTGCGTTTCCGGCGGCGGTTCCAGCCGCTCCAGTAATTACTCCAGCGGGTATTGTACCGCCATATGCTGCCGGTAGTTTCACTGTAACACTCCCAGCGGGAACAACATATAACTACTATGTATGGAATTAACCGAGTTTATAATCCCTTGCTATATCAGCATCTGCTGTATAAAATGTCTTGCCTTTAGCGATGAAAGCATATACACGAGCCATTGCCCATTGAGGGCTGCTGAGCCTTGCGCTGCGTGGTGCGGACGGGTCTTTGCTAAAGTCACTCTTCAGCCGAATGCTCCTCCAGTTGGACTTTGCTGCCCCCAACCCCCTTTGATAAACTTTGTTCAATGCCTCCAATGGTAGGTCTGTCAGTTTCGCTAGCATCGGCACTGACAACTGAGAGTCTTGGGGCAGTCCCAGCGCTTCCAACACGATTTGCCGGTTTGTCTTCATTTACCTTTGCTTTGGCGTAAGAAAGTAAATCCGGCACTGTGCGTATTGGACTCATCGGCACTGTTGTACCATAGATTTCTATGTGTTCAAGTCCATTTGTCTCTTCCGGTTTAGAAAGGTCTTTGTATTCGGGCTTATCAAACTGCCTTCTGAAAGCATCAACGACTTCTGGGGGTATTAAAGGAGCAACTTCAGCCATTCTGTCGTAAGCGTCTTTTGTATATTTGAGCAACTCAGCCGGAGTCATCCTTTCGTGTCGGGGAAGCGAGCACTGTACTGAAAGGAACCGATAGAGTTTGCTGTACTGTAGTGCTGCGATTCGGTGTGCTTCAGACCGCGCAGCCCATTTGAAGTAGGAGGAAATTGTGCTAAGTATAGCGGTAATAAGGGCAATAATGCCAACGCCAACTGAAGCATAAGGGCTGTCACCAAAAAGAGAAGTTGAGCCAATGCTGACTGAGCCATTTAATACACCTAATATAATGACCGGTAAATCTGAGTAATTCTTAAGCGCACTATACCGCTCTTGTGCTTTCTTGTGTAACCAACTCAATCCGTGTGCTTTCTCGCCCGTGTCAGCAAAATATTTTTCCAGACGCGAGTTCCATTCAATCGTATTACTGATTTCAGCCATTTAACTACTATTTAAGGAGGACAAATAATTTTTGGCAGCGCTGTCTTTAGATAGGGCTTCTAAGAGGTAATCAAACGGCGTGATGGCTTTGGGCATCAATGGCTCGGGAGGTGAAACAGTGACTTTGTTGTATGCGTCCTTAATCATCTTCAAGATTTCTTCTCGCTTTGGCTCATCAAAGTACTTTACTAACAAAGCAAAGAAATCATCGCTTACGAGTTGAGGAGGATAACAATAAGTACGAACCAAATTATCAATATAGTCTTCACACCAAAGTGCTGTGAGGCTGTCGGCGACCTTCAATTCCAACAGTTTCTTGGCTGTGCCTTTGCTGATGCGGGGCTTTGGCTTCTTAACTACAATTGGTTTATCTTCCTTGATTGGTTTCAAAGGAGATGACCACATTCTCTAACAATTAATGACATTAAATGCCCATAAAATACGCAAAGTTGGTAAATAAGTCTGAAATCTGGGAATCTGGGAAAGTGGGAATTTGGGAACTCCCCTCACGCCCGTTTTGGGAAAGTCTGGCTGGGGAGGGAGGCTGGCTGGCTGAGTTTCCCGTGTGAGGCTCTGAGGGGCGTTCCAAGATTCCAGAGTTCCAGAATTCCCACTTTTTGGGGGTGTCAAACAGTTAATTAGTCCTTTTGTCTTTAGAATCTAGAAGAATTGTTTAGAATTGTCTTTAGAATCTAAAGGGAATTAATCCCAGCAAGGATGTGAGCAACAACATCAACATTGAAAGCATTACCCAAACATTTATACCTTTGTGTGTCACTCACGCCACTTGTATAACCATCGGGAAGCCCTTGTAACCTTTCACATTCTGTTGGGGTCAGACGACGGATGCGGTTGCTTTTTAATAAATACAAGCCCGTTTTACCACCCACTCCACCACCGCTGGATTTTAAACACGCAGACTTCCCTTTGATGTCATAAACTTTATAGCCTTGAGATGTCTTTTTCAATTCCAGTTCCGCTTTTGTCCTTGAGGTAAAATACTTTTCATTAACTTCTGGTTCCATTATGCTCTCCAAGGAAATTCCTTTATCTGTAGGTAGCGTAAAGGGTATGTTAGTCCAAAAATATCGTTTGCGACTTTGTCCCGACAACAACGAAGCATTAAACATAGTGGGTTGAACGCCCATTGCTTCTGAAATTTTGTCCTTGTCTGCTTTGGACATAGAAGCAACATTCTCCAGCACAAACCATTTAGGATTCAACAATTTTTTTATCCGTATGTATTCCCAAAACAAACTGCTGTGCTCACCATCTAAGCCTTTTCTATTTGGTTTAGCAATTGATAAGTCGGTACAAGGACTACCACCGATTAGAATGTCACAATCAACGCAGTCTTTTAATGTTTTAACATCACCGCATTGTTTGATTGTTGGATTGTTTCTCTTGCTTATTGAAATGGCATATTTATCTATTTCGTATGAAGTATAGGACTTAATTGGTATTTTGGCTTTTTGTAAAGCAACATAAGCACAAGATATTCCATCAAACAAAGATACGATATTCATCCTACTTTGAATTAGGAATATTATCCATTTTTTATACTCGGGTGGGTTTTGGGCTTCAAACAGTTAATTAGTCCTTTTTTTCTTTAGAATCTAGAAGAATTGTTTAGAATTGTCTTTAGAATCTAAAGGAATTGTTTAGAAATGTCTTTGGAACTAAGAAAATGTGGGAATTTGGGAAAGTGGGAATTTGGGAACTCCCCTCACGCCAGTTTTGGAAAGTCTGGCTGGGGAAGGGGGCTGGCTGGCGGGACTTTCCCGTTTGAGTGCTTGACCGAGTTCCAGAGTTCCAGAATTCCCACTTTTTCGGGTTTTTTACTCCGCGTAAAGAACGCCCGATTAAATACTCCAGACTTAGAAATGACCGAGTGTATGAATAAACTGTCTGCTGACTTGAAGTCCAAATGTGGTCTTGCTGATGAAACAGTGTCTGCTTACCTCAAAGCACTAGTGGAACTAAACAACAATACGCCACTGTTGAACCTCGGCTTTCTTAAATCCACAGACGCAATGGCAAAGTTGTTGGAACCTCACCCCGAAGAAACCAAAAAAGCAATCTTGACCGCAATCACCACTGTGTTAAGTCTGACCAAAGATGCTCCTAGTTTCAAAAGAGTATATACACACTACTACCGTTTGTTGAATCCGAAGAAGGTTGAAAAGCCTTGTTTGACTTGGGATGATATCAAGGCTAAAAGAGCATCATTTGTTCTAGACCCATATTTGGCTCTAAAGACCCTCTCTGAAGAACAGAAAGATGCTCTTTTGAATCTACTGGTAGTTAGCCTCTATACTGATATTGAACCTCGTCGCAATCAAGATTATCTTTGTATGAAGGTGGTGAAGAACTATGATAAGGAAAAGCACACTGAGGACAACTACTTATGTTTGTCCTCAAGCAAGATGATATTTAATAAGTTCAAAGCCCGAAAGGCTGCTGGACTTCAAACAGTTGATGTGCCTCCAGTATTGATGTCAGTGCTGAACGCGTGGCTCAAGCATCACGCCGACTGGAAGAAAAACAAGAAGTCTAACACGCCAACGGCGCTCTTTAACTTTCAGTCGCCCAACGCCATCACACGAATCCTCAATAAGGTCTTGGGCAAAAAGGTCGGAAGTGCCTACCTAAAGAGCATTTATCCAAAGGAAACAGTGACTGGATAGTCACTAATGGTTATCTTGCCAGATGATACCGCCTTTGGTTTGCGTCCGGGCTTCTTCTTTACTTTGACTGGCTCTGACGGCGATGGGGTTGCTGGGGTTTCAAAGTCCTTATAACTAAAGATTTTTTTTGTCTGAATAACCTTAGGCTGTTCAGACATTTGCCTATCTAATTTACGAAAATAATATTCCGGGTCAAGGCTAATCCGCATACGCCGTTGCCGAGCCATTAAAAATACTTATAACTTAGTCTTTAGTCTTCATCGCTGTCTTCATCGCTGTCCTTAGCCGGAGCACGATTTATCTCAGCAACATCAATAGCCAGTTTGCCCCGCAGCATCGCTCGCAAGTTGTTTAAATCGGATTCTTTGCTTTTGATACGGTCTTTGAGTTGTTTGATTGTTTCTTGAGCGGCAGCGACTTCATCAGAACGCTTGCTAGCCAACCTTCGCGAATTACGCAACGAATAAAGAACAAATTCAATCATTGTTTGAAGTGGAGGAGGCGTTTCACCTTCGTCAAGGTTTTGCTCTGCGATTAGTTTGGAAAGAGTCTCTTCGGGAATAGTAGGGGCTCGTCCAGCACCAGCCGCTGTAGGGACTCTTGCGCCACTCAAATCAACTGCGGTCGGTGCGGGTGCTGAATAGCACAGAATCAGATGAGTCTCAGACCAGTTTCTGAACTCAGCCTCGCTATCCTTCATCTTTGCGGTAGCAATGAAAGGACGCTCACGACACTTAGGACACGCAGCGGCGACGACCTTGCCATCCGCTCCTCGCTTTACACACAATTCGCCATACCGCGTTTTGTCCTCGGCACTCATATGTGCTGCGAACCACTTGATATGCTGTTTGTTGGTCATATGATGAGCAAAGCGGTCTGAACGCACTCCAGCCTCAGAGCACACCGGACAAGTATAGACGCTCTTAATGCCAGCCATTCTAATTGGGAACTTGGGAATTTGGGAACTGGCTGACGAAGGCGTCAATTTTGTCCACGATGCCAAAATTTTCCACCCCCGCGGACAAAATTGACGCGTCCAGCACCGCCAAGTCAGCACTCATTCACAGTCCCAAATGCGTTCTCAAATTGCCCCCCCGCTCGTAATTCGCTCTGAGGATGACGCAGAAAAGATGATGATGAAAACCATTATGGCGATTGATAAGGTGTCAAAAAACAATCGTCCAGTCGTTGGAATGATTTACGCGAAGTTCAACAGCGCCAGTGATGCTGGTAACCACATTCAAAGATTGCGTGCCACTGTTAATCTGTATTGGTTGGCAGTGCTGAAAAAGGACGAACCCCTTGCCTTTATATCTGTAATCAGTGACGAAGAACCAGATACTGTTGATTTCTTCTTTGCGGACAGCGTTGAACTGGCTCAACAAGTAGCACGAATGCGATTTCCCGGACACCAGTTTGACTTCTAAGCCCAGTTTCTAATGAAAATTTTTTGACGATTTTTTCCCCGCCCCCGCGGACAAAATTGACGCGTCCAACCGCCGTCACCCCGCCAGTCAGTTTCCGATTGACAATGCCAATCTTCACTGAGCGCGACGACATTCAATGCTGGATTCGCGTTGCTGTTGTTGAGCGATATGATGCTTGTATGGAGAAAGAATTTAAAGATAACTTTAAGGCTGAAGTGCTACAAGACATTCCAACTCTTTGGGATTATGTAAATGAAGAAATTATGCCTCTGGAATTTCCAGATTGGGACTTCAATAAGCGAGGCATTTGCTCAGCAATTATGAACAGCGTTGAGTGGGACGAATTGCTCACTGACATCAAAAACGATATTGAAGAGGAGGACAAATGTGCTTAACCATAACGACCAGAGTTAATTTGGAGAATTTGCTTGCTTTGAGTAGTGCGACACATTTGACATATTTTTGACGATTTTTTCCCACCCCCGCGGACAAAATTGACGCGTCCCGCCGCCGTCACCCCGCCAGTCAGTTCCCGATTGACAATGCCGATTTACACGCCTTTTAACAGTTTTCACTGCTGGATTCACTGTGCCATTACCGAGCAATATGAGGCTTACGATGAGCCAGAATTCAAAGAAGCATTCAAGTCTGAAGTTCTAAAAGATGCTTCAGAGTTGTATCATTATGTCAATGACGAATTAATGCCTTTGGAGTTTCCAGACTGGGACATTAATACGCGAATGGTTTGCCGTGCCATTATGGAATCCGTTACTTGGTTGGACTTGCTGAATGACATCAAGCGTGACATTGAAGAGAGGGACAAATGTGCTTAACCATAACGACCAGAGTTAGTGATTTTACTGAAAATCCACGCATAAGGGCACGACAATGGATTCACACCATCATCTGGATTATGCTGAACGATTGTGATATAACCAATATTTTGCGGCGAAAGTTGAATATTACCAAACTGATAAAAATTGCCAGAAGAGTCTTCATAATAGATTAGGTAATTCATATTATCATTGCCAGTATTATTGTTATTAAATATTGTAAGTGTAGTACCAATAATTGGTCTGTATGGAGTACTAAGAGGATTGTCTGAATAAACAATACAAGTTTGTAGGTCATTCCCTCCAGTTTGAGGACTCGCTTTATAATTAATAAATCCATATCCAGTCGTGCGAAGAGAATTTCCGCCTAAACTTGTCGTAGTTGGTGCTGTGCCACCTCCATTAGGAGCAACTTTTGTGCCATTATTTATTAGAGGATTTAATTGTGCCCTTAAAGGAGCAGTTCCACTTAGTGAGGATAAGAAAACACCATAGTTACTTGAGGTGTCAAAATTAACAGCAACTGTTGGAGATGGAGCACTTCCAGTCACAGTAATGGAATCTCCAGCAGTAATTCCAGTCAGCGTTCCACCGCTTCCGGTCGCACTGATGGTGTAGTTTGCCGGTGTACCAGTGATGCTAACTCCACTTCCGGCAGTCAGAGCCAGCACGCCATTGTTAGTTATAGTTGCTGTTTCTGGTGGCGCAATCGCCACACCAATTCCAGTGCCGGCAACTACATTAACGATTCCAGCATTATTTAGTGTTGGGTTCGCAGCAGTTCCAGAAATGCTTAATCCGTATCCAGCACTTACAGACAACACACCAGTATTTTGTACAGTGGGATTTTGAGCCGTACCAGCAATCGTAATTCCAGTTCCCGCACTAGCAACAGAAAGCACTCCAGTATTGCTAACCGTCACGGCGGATGTGCCGCTCACGGCGATTCCAGTCCCAGCAACAATGCTGCTTACACCGCCACCACCGCCGACTTGAGCCCAGAAAGATGGGCTTGTATTAGGCGGATTGTTTGTGGTAATTTGAAGAGATTGCCAAAGCGCCGAAACATAACTAACGATTTCATCAGCCGGATAGGTCGTTGCCGGATTCCATTGAGCGTAGCCACTCATTCTAATAAAGACAACTTTTTTCTTTGGGCATAATTTGTTCTTGCCTTTTCAAGAATTTTATCTTTATTTGCTTTATACCATTCCGATTTTCGTTTTTTATCTTTTTCAACATTAAATACAGCACATCTTTCGTTTAGACAATTTGAGTCATTTAGTGCTGGTCTTACATAAGTATCTTCAAGCAATCTAAGTTCTTCTCTTGATTTACATATGCGTAATTCAATTAATTCAATCGTCCAAGGTTTGTCTTTTATTGCTTTGTATAGTTTGTTTTCTACAGTTTGACAACGCTGCTTGTGCGTATATTTGCGTCTGGGCAGTGTTGTAGTACAAGAACCGTAATAAAATAAGTCGCCACAACTTATCTTATATATTTTCCCTTCTAACTCAGCCATTGTACTCTTCTACATCAAAAAAAACTTTAAATGAAATGAAGGATTTCAGCATTTTTTTGGCTAATCATAAACTGTGGATAGCCTTTGGCATAACATAGCCAGCGACTACCAAGGCGACGGTGTCGCCGTAAATCGTCTTCTTCAATACCCACATAGTTCTTAAGTAAGTAAGCCAATGCGTGATACGAAGTAGAAAGGGGATAAACAACAATATGAGTACATTCATTAAGCAACAATCGTGTTTTCTTATAGTTAGTGAGATAGTGCGATAAACACAACATAGTCGTGTTAGTGTGACGACCCATAATCGCAAGGTCGTCAATGAGTTTAGAAACAACCTTTTCAGCAGCACCGGTAATCGTGTCATAATCATCCCATATTACCATACAATCCTTAAACTCATCCAAGTCGGGGTAGTCATCAATAAAGGATTGAATATTAACACGCTTGAGGAATTTAAGAGCATCCAAAGTGTCATCCTTATCTAATTTACTGATTAGATAGACACCTCGGTCTGGAAACAGTTTATGGTAGTAGTGTGCTAACTGCTTGGCAATCCACGATTTGCCACTGCCGCTTTGTCCAGCAATGTACCAGACTTCGCGTTTTTTAGGGTCTGGGTTCGGGAGCAACTCAAACAGCCCACTATCATCCAACTCAACTGTCTTATCACTGGTTTCGTCCTTCAAGATACGCTTGTAAAGGTCTTTGACTTCAGTGCCAACACCGGACAGTTCGTCTTCCTTCATTCCTTTCGCCAATGCCTCATCCATTGTAGCAAATGCGCGAGTTCGTTCAGCCGGTTTCATCCCTTTGAGTTCATTCACATACTTTGACCGGGCTACAGTTGCTGTGGGCTTTTTGCCTCCAATGCTTCCTTCGTGTAAGTACAAAATCTCACCATCATAGTGTCCGCCCGATACTCTTGCTATGGGTCGCGCACCCTTCTCATTACTAAATGACAGTGAAGGCATCTTCTATGATGGTGAGATTTTTCATTTACCAAAATTTAAAATTCGCCGGAGCGTAGTCTTTCAGCCATTTCACCAGCCAACGCTGTGTGGAACGCCCGTCGTTTAGCAGCACTTTCTGGCTCAGCCTTTGATTGTCGGTACCTAACATCAGTAGCATATTCCGCACGACGCATTGCTGGAGAAAACTGTGATAATTTTGGCGTTCTGTCTTTTGCCATAAAAGCGCGAAGACCACGCCTTCCTTTTGGTTTCTCAATATCGCCTAAATGTTCAATTGGGTCATCTTCCATTCCAGAATCAAAAGTGCGTCCACTAACTTCTGGCACATATTTTTCCATCGCTCTACGACGCATTATTTTTTCATTGTAAGGACTATAGGGGTCTGCTGAGCGTCGTCGCAAGTCAATGGAGGCATCTTCAAGTTCGCGCAATCGCCGCCGCAGCCTTGCTTTTTCAACTGGACTGACAGCGGCTTCAAGTGCCTCACCCACTTCATACCTTTCTCTGTTAATCTCATCAAGTCGTGATTGAGTTCGTTCAGTGCCCAGTAGTCCCAACAATGTAATGATGTCTTTATAACCAGCACCTTTCAATGACGGTAAAGCACCTTTCAACTCACCATCCATAATTGCTTTTGTATTGTTTTGAAGGTACTTGGTTAGCATATCTTCCAATTTGGACAATGGTTCAATCATCTTGTCCTTCGGGAGGCTAACAATGCGTTTAATCATTCCAAACACCTCCCCTTCGTGCTTGAGATAATCTTTTAGGGAATATATGTTGCTAAGCCGATTTTTGAATTGGTCAATTTCATATCGGACAATATCCATAGGCACATTGGCATAACCATCAAGGAGATTAGTGAGCGTTCCTATATCTCCAACAATGTGGTAAAGTCGTCCAAGGTCGGAGTTCAAAAACGGAGTTAATTTCTTAACGGTGTCAAGGTCGTTGGTGAATTTCGCAAGTGCGTAGCGGCGTTTAAGCACTTTGAACCAATTGCCTTCAGCACTATATGCGAGTATCGCCTCTTTGAGCGATTGTCCAATATCAATCTTATCGGGATTCAAAGTCTTGCCGTTATTTCTGAATTCGTAGATGACACTAAAGTCGGTGAAGCGATTTCGCTGTACAAGTCCAATAACATCCATCTTGCTGATTGTGGGAGATGAAAAGGCTTGTTCAAGCGTCATTGTGCGTTTGTCACGCAAGACCTTTGCGTTGCGAAGAACTTCGGGAGGAGTCCAACGCACAATGTGGAATTTGATTTTCTGTTTGGCAAGGAGGAACTCGGAAATGGATGGGGAATTCTTAAGCAACTCTTTGGCATCCTTTGCTTCGGCGGCACTGATGATTTTGGTCTTGAGGAGTTCATCAACGCGAGCCTTACAAGCAGTTGAATTGTATCCAGTAATTTTGCCATCAATAACAACTGCTGATTTGGGAATCACACGCCACTCTTCAACGCTGCCGGCTTTGATGTCTCCAATCCAAACATTCTTGAGCGACTTGAGTTTCTTAATGTTTGCTTGAAAGCGTTGTTTGAGATGAGACAAAGCATCATCGTCGCTTTTCATTTTGAGTTCAACAACTTCATAGCCATCGTAATCACCAGCATACTGTTGCGAACGAATGCTCATAGAACCAACAATGTTAAGTCCTTTGCCAAAGGACATTGCGTCCAGAATTTCAACAGCATCTGAAGGATAATTAGTTGGGAATTCTTTACTCAAAACAATTGGGTCTTTTGTTTTCTTAACCATCTTTCTAAGGGGTGGGAATTTTGGAATTTTGCTTTTCAATGAACCACTCAATCGGGAGGAGCCGTGGGGGCTGAGCAGTCCTTGGGGGGCTTGGGGCTGAATGAGCCGTGAGTGCTGAGCAGAATTCCAGAATTCCCAAAACCAAAAAACATAATGTCCTTTGGGAGCATTGCTCATTGTTTGTATTTATTCATCGTCTTTGAAACTGTGTTTGCGTCGGCACACAGCACAACTCCATTTTTCTTCTGAACGCTCACGAGCGTGGGCTTTCACACCATCAAGGCAAGTCTTACAGTAGAAGTGTCCGCAGTTTGTGATTTCAAGTGCTTCTGTTTCAATGAATTCCATACAGATGGGGCACTCCCACTTCTTACGGAGTTCAGCACTCATAGTACGCAGTTCGCCTTTGATGTGTTCTGGGATTGAATCATCTGTCACAGTTCGTGTGATTACATTGTAGTGCGTGTGTGCTGCTTCAATTTCACTGCGAATGGTCTCATAATACTTAGCCCACGCAAATTTGGTCTTCTTGTTGGCGTAGTTCAACTTTGCCGTGAGGCTCTCAATGGTGACGGGGCGACGAGCAGCCATTGTTTGAAAGAAAGGAAAATTCAGAATCGTCAGTCAATTTTTGTCCGCCCGGTGTCCAACCTTCCGGATTTTGGACGCTTCAATTTTTTTCAGCCACCGGCATCAATGCGTTAATTACGGATGGTAAAAATCTCCGGACAGTGAAATGAGCATCGCCGCCCACGACCCTCGCGCCGCAGACTTTGCCTTCGGACTTGCTGGAGAACGAGCCGTCATTCACCGCATTGCGGAGTACTTGGGCACCCCAGTCAAACTCAGTGGCGGTGTGAATATCTTAGATGTTCATTCAGAAACAAAGATGGGTGAAATCAAATCTCGTCGTTACAAGTCAACGGCATTCAATGATTGGATGATAGGACTTAACAAGATTGAGGAGATGACTAATCCGGACATTCAATACACAATTTTCTTCAATCTGGCAGACGGTCTATTTGCTGTGCCATATAATGAGGAGCAGTTCAGCACTTTGATTCCGCGCGACTTTCTGCGTGAGCGTGGTTACGCTTATGACAAAGTTCAATCAGTGATTTATATTCCTCGCGATTGGTTCATTCCGGTTCCGTGAATCGTTTGGCGTATTCAAGAGCCATCAAGGGCGTATGTCCCATAATCTTTGCGCTTCCAACAATTGTATTCAAGTCATCGCTTGTGTCAATATGCGATGAGTTGTAAGAGTGCCGTAGCATCTGAACGCCGAATCGCTTTCCAGTAGTTTCTTCCATCAACTGTCGCAAATAAGTTCCTAGGTTTGCTTTGGTCATTGGCTTACCGTAGTTGTTAAGAAGCAATGTTGTTGTATCAACTTTAGCATCTTGTTTGAGTTGCTGGAACTTGCGGAGCATTTCTGCGAGTTGTGGTGGAGCATCGTACGCATTAATGCCGTGAGATTTTGCTGTCTTATAAACGGGCATAATGAATTTGGCTTTTGACTTTGTGAGCAGCAATGTATTGACCGATGGATTGCCAGTGAGTTTGCTTACGACAGCCAATGGAGCATAGTCAACACGCACTGGTGGCAACAAGACATACAGACCCATCACGACTGCTTTCTGATACTGAAGCCAATCTGAACTTCCAACAGATTCCTTGAGTTTATTGAATGCTTCAACGATTGATTTCCAAGGCACATAAGCAGCAGTTTGCTTTTCGGACGGTGCGCGCGAGCGGCTTGCGGTCGTGAGTGCCTTTCGCATTTTTGCGTTAGCGGCACAATATGCCTTTTCAGCCTTTGAGTATGAATCATATCCTTGTTCAACTAATGATTTGGTGATTGCGCACAAAGCACCTATTCGTGTTTGTCTGCTATTTTCGCTATCTGGGTATAACTCATCCATTGCCTTGATGACCATCTTATGCTGACGCAAAAATAAGATATCATCTTTTGATTTTCCTAGATGCGAACGCAATTTATTAAGTAGCGTTCGCTTCTGTTCGGTAGTTGCTTTTGTGTTGCTGTGCCCAGAAGGTGGTAGCAACGGGTCGCCCATTTATTTGGCTGAAGATGTTAATTCGGTCTTAGATTCCGCTTTAGCCGCTTTAGCCAATTTCTTCTTTTCGTACCAGCGTCGTTTGCGTTCACGCTCTTTGTCGTTGCCGCCATCTTTTTTTGGGCGACCGGCTGTCTTAGGCTCGGGGGCGACGACAGTGCTTTCAGATTCGGATGCCGGTGCGTCACTGTCTGAAACAATGTTTAGTGTTGGACGCATAGTCGCAGCCTCAACTGTGACATAGCGTGCTCCATCGTCAATAGCCTCAATCAGACTATTCAACTCGTCAATCCGGGTCTTAAGTTTTAGATTTTGCTCTTCCAGTTTGCGGATGCGTTCGCACAGAGCGCGGACTACTACGCTATGGTCTTCCATTAGCTTATCTACAATGGCTGTCAAAATATGCCAGTCAATTTTGTCCGCGCTGGGGTGAAAAAAAATCAAAAATAGCGGATTAGTTTTTTGATGACGCTATTTTTGATTTTTTTTTATGTGTTTTACTTTCTCAATCCAGACAACATTGGGTGGATGTAACTGAGGTAGTCTCCAACCCATACTGCTTT